GTATATCTCCCAATCCCAGCGTATGAGCGTCGAGGGAGAATCCAACAGTCAGTCGCCTCGGTTGCGTCCCAAAGTGAACGAGTCCCGTGGGCTCCAATCTGTCCGAACTCCAATTGCGAAGTTCCGAACGAGAGTCGGGGCTCAGAGAGGTTGAGTGTCATCCCAGCGTAGGGCGCTGTCGATAACTGACCGAGGGTGGAGGTAGTGGGTTGGATGGACCCCGTGTTCTGACGAGTTTGAATTTCCGGTGCGTTCGGGAGAACATTCGCAACGGGTTGCACATTCCCATCAGAGGGTTCGAATTTGTCTGACCAAAGAGTATAATCCCGGTTGTATGTGTTCTCGTTCCCGGTCGTCGGGTCGGCTGGATTATCATTCAACCATACGGTGAAAGGTAGCCCGAGTCCACTTCCCATCGGCGGGATTAGACCAAAAGTAGCCAGCGGAGCCTTCGCCATGCGTGTTCAAGACCCCGACGGGGTTCTTCACGCCTCCGGCTGAGGGCACGGGAGTGACGGATAGTCATTCTTCCATATTTCATTCAAAAGAGTTCCCCATTCGACGAATGATAGGAGACGGTAGCCGTTCTTTGCATCCTTGACCCGGTGTCCAACGACCCTTTCACAATCTTCCAGCCATATAGGACGCATTTTAGTGAGGTGAGTGTGAAGACACTTCTCAGTCCATTTTTCTGTATCATATTCACTTGACCATAGGGTTTCAACCCCATTTTCTCCATGATATACCCCGGTTATGTGGTATTTTGTCATGTTTTTGCCTCCGATACCCACCTATTTAAGTATATTGATACTATTTTTCATTGATATTCCGAATCATTCATATAGGGGAACCCCCTACGGTATAACATGAGCAACACCATGAACGGAATCAGAATCGACGCACACGCATTCGAGAGAATGGCAACACGCCTCACAGACTCCGAGAAGAGGACAGTCCTACAGCGAGTGACCCTCTCTGCATCCCGAAGCCCTGCTAACTCACAGGCAATCGTCGCTTACGACCTCAAGACCCGCCGAATGACCGACTCGACAGGCAACGCCAGCAACGGCAACCTCGTAATCGGAATAGTCAGAGGCGGAGTTCTCAAGACCGTTATGCTAAGGAGAGACACACAGGAAGTCTCGAAGAGAATGATGGACACACAGAGAGTAGCATGGGAAGGCGTTGCTAAGAGAAGCACCACCAAAGGCCGAAGACCTCGCCGATGGTAATCAGTTCCCGAGGCCAGCCTCTCGAACGAATGTCGCTGAGTATGGCGTCTCGCCGTGCCGACCACCTTCTCTCTGATAGTCGAACGAAGTCATGCGACCTACGAACTTCTTGTTGGTTGGAGTTCCGGAATAGTTCACATCTTCATATTCGAACTCGACCAGCGCACCGCTGACGAGTAGTTCCTCCATGTAGTCGATGTCGGCATTCGCCGTGTCTTTGAGGAACGAACCTTCGAGGGTGAACTCGTCGGAGCGCTGACCGAGGTCACTCATCTCCGGATAGATGGTATCGAGAACTGAGGTCGTCTTGAACTCGGCTCGGCGGGTTCGGCTGAACTTACTCGGCTTCGTATTCAGAGTCAGAGGCACGACGAGCGTTGCTGGGAGAATCTTCACGACGCACTTTGCCGCTGTCGATGTGTTCGCTGGGCTGTCGTTGTCTGTCGCTGTGACTGTTGCCATGTATTCACCAGCGGAGGCGTATGTGTGAGAGGCTGTCGGACTCGAACCCGATACTGTCGAACTTCCATCTCCGAAGTCGAATGTGTAGGAGGCGATTGTCCGTGCCGTGTCCGAACTGAGAGTGTAGGATTCGCTGGCGTCGAATGTTATCGCCTGCCCGGCTCTGACCATCTGAGGAATCGCCCGAATCAAAGCGACGGGTTTGACCTCAGCAACGACGACAGAGATGGCGGACGAAGTGGCTGATTCGTTGCCGTTGTCGTCCTTGACTGTCACCGTTGCGCTGTATGTCCCGGACTTCGAATACACATGGGCTACATCGTAGGTCGTCGATTGGAGAGTTTGGTCTGCGAAATCCAAGAATCCGGTCGAAGAGCCATCTCCGAAATCGAACTTGATTTGCGAAATCAATCGCTCGTCGTCTGTTGTAGTTCCTGTTCCTCTGAACGAAATTATGTGACCTACTTCGGTTGCTATCGGGCTCGATACATCGCCGTTAAACGAATTTCCTACGACGCTCAAACTCGATGTTGGCTTCTCGTCATAATTCAAAGTCCATGAACGAATAATCGGAATCGCATTCCAATTGATAGGATGCAAATCTGTCTGAGTGTTGTCCGGGATATAGAAGTGGTAGCGAATCACGAATCCGTTGGTCAATTGCGCCGCTGGCAAATCCTCGAGGTCAATCACTCCAACACCTGCTACGAATCCGGGGTCTAACTCTTCGAATCCGGAGACGACTGTGGTGGCCTCGGCCTGTGGCCTGCCAGCGGGTGTCGTTGGGACTTCCATGATACTGACCTTGACGGTCATTCCATTCGTGGCTGAAATGTTCTCTGCTTCTATCGTGAGGTTGCGATACTTCGCAATCCCTGTAATGTTCTGAGTGACTGTATCGACATTGAATGGCAACATGGCCGGAGATGGTATCTGTCGTAGTTTGATTTGGTCAATCTGCAAATCCTTCGAACTGACCAAAGAGTTCGGGGAGTCGATGCGATATTGCTCCGAGTTCGACTTTGTCAAATTGCTCGGGTATCTCGCCGCTTCTGAGGAAGCCATACTGTCGCACGCCTTGATTGTCATACCCCACACCGGTTCGCTTCCGTTGGGGTCTGTTCCCTTATTGACACCATCAACCAACATCGTCATCCCTGCTTCCGTGAAGACGCTTCTGAGAGTGTGAGTTCCCTCGGTGAGAGCCATGCCTCCACCGGTCCCTACTTGATTTCCGAGCAGGCCCCAACCCAATTTGTATGAGGAATTGAAAGGCCATGATTGTGAGTTAGCCCATCCACTTCCGCCATCATCACCGTTCTTGAAATATGACGAATCATTCCAAATGTAAATCGCAGGCCGGTTCTGTGAGAAAGTAGGCAGGCGAGTTTGAATATACGGCTGGTCAGTTAGCCAAGATGGCTTTCCGAGCAGTATGTTGCCGGAAGTCGTCACCGAAGTGAATTGCTTCGAACCATCAGTCGAGAATGGATAGAACCCGAATCCAAATTCTGCTGAGTTTGGGAATCCACCGGTTATCATCGAATGTCGTCCGGTGAGTGGGAAGTCGATGTTGTTATCGAACTCGATAAGTGTCATTCTGTTGTCTTGCACGGGGAACCAACCACGAATCTCAACATCAAGCCAAATCGGAGAGCAACCGATTTCCGAGACTCCCATCTTAATCGTCTCTTGTCCAGCATCGACATAATTTCCTGTTGCTGTATAACTGTCCCAACCATCGTATGATTTGCCGTCGCTCCCTGTCGTCTTAGCAGTAGCGAGCAGGCTGGGGCCAAAGCCGAACCTCGTTCCCAATCTCTCGTGAGCAGGCCATGGTCGGTTGCGTCCGTAGGTCCATGTCCCGGAGGCTGAGACGGGTTTGATGTAGTCCCATGCGTGACGCCCGGTTGAAGTCTCCATGTATGACCAAAATGGAATTGATACTCCACGGTGAGCCCACATTGACATTTTGGGATTGTCAATGGTTCCCAATCTTCCTTCCTCTGAACCGGTGACATCTTTGAACCAAAGTCGAGTGTTGAACA